GTGGTGATGTAGGGGGTGTATCTCCGTTACCGCCGCCGTGGCCTCCGCCACCGCCGCCTCCGCCAGATCCGCCAGATCCTCCGCCTCGTACACTTCCGCCACCGCCTCCGGCTGAAGTTATAGTACTGAAAACAGAATTTCCACCAGTTCCTCCTCCAGAGTCAGCGACTCCAGGACCAACTGGTCCACCAGCTCCGACAGTTATCGGGTAATCAGTTAAAGTAAAAACGGGAAAATCCTTTGAATCTGTTTTTCTAAAACCACCACCTCCGCCGCCACCGGATTGATAGTTTCCTGGTTCTCCATAACCAGCGCCACCGCCTCCAGCAACAACTAAATATTGAACATTGTATTCTACCGGTGAAGCTCCTCCAGAACCAAATCCTAAAACTTGGTATCCAAAAGATTTTTTTCTTGGTGACATTTTGTTATTTTTTTTAGGGTTACCTTCCCATGGAAAAGTATTAAACTCTTCATCTCTCATTCTATATCTCCTTCTATGCGTCGTTCGCAGCGTCAGTAGTAAAGAATAATTTAATTCCTAGCAATCTTGCATCGCCAGTAAAAGTATCACTGCCATCTGCTGCGTCTCTGTAAATTTGAAAAAATGTATAATCATTATCCGCTGGAGATCCTGCAATTGTTATTGCACTACTTTCACCAGTAACTTGTACATCTTCAACAGTTCCAATTCCAGCGTCTGTGACTTCTTGAGCTGTTCCAAAAGCTACGTCCGCAGTATCACTATCACTGCAACTCACACCTTGAACACCAAAAATACAGTTTCCTGTGTTTGTAGTACTTGGACTCCACCACGCTTGAAATGTAACGGTTCCTAAATCCCATGATTTTGGCATCGCAATAGCAAACTGTGCATATTCCGCTGTACTTGGATCAAAATCTAAAACTTTTAAATCTGGTCTTGTTGCTGTAGTTTCAACTTGTTGTGCGTCAGCACCGTTTGTTTCACTACCATACATCGCAGAAGCGGGAACAAAAATAGTTTCTTTACCTGCAATTTTAATTGCACCAGTTGCATCAGCTCCGTCAACCGCTTTAGCAACTCCTGTTCCATTTGGAGCAATTGTAATATCTCCATTGGCTGCGTCTGTTATTGTAATCGTTCCTGAACTGGAACCTTCATTCGTTGATAAAATTAAATCGTAAGCACCCTTAGAAGTAATCGTTGCATGTGCTGCTGTGGTACCTACTGTAATAACTCCCGTTCCTGCGGGTCTTAAGTTAAGATTAACATTCGATTCTCCATTGGCAGCAATAATTGGGCCTGCAGTTCCTGTTGCGGCATTCGTAATTTTAACTTCATTAACAGCTGAACTCACAACACCAAATGTTATTAATTCATTGGCATTACTATCAGCGATGTATTGACCATCAGTAAAACTAATAGCAACATCTTTTGATGCATCAATAATATCTGTTCCATTGTGATAACAGAATGTTGTTACTGGTGCGCTTGATTTATTTTGAGGAAGAGCTCTTAAAACTACTCCAGTTTGTGAAGTAACTTTAAAAGTTAATGAATAATTCGATCCACTTCTATTTGTTTTATCAACAACTAAATAACCTTTTTCAATATTAGCTGCTGGTGAACCTGCTTGTGCTGGAACGTTAACAGTTCTATTTGCTGCTAATGTTCCTGTAAATTCTAAAATATAATTTCTTGCATTGGAGCTAGATCCACTTGACATAGCAAGTGTAACGTCAGCTGATGCTACATCAATTGAAATGTATCCCCATGTTTCTGCAATTAAATCTAAATTGGTATTAGTTTTAGTACCCCATGTACCGGCATTTTCACCCGTTGCCTGTAATTCAATACCTAAATTATTATATGTCGAAGCCATTTATTTTTTTCTCCTATGGTGCCGTTACGTCTGTATACGTCACATTTGATCCTGTGTCAATATCCGCATAACCAAAAATTCCGCCCCCGCTAGATGTTGTTAAATCAGCTACAGAAGCAGTTGCTGACACACCAGTTAGTCCCATTTGCATTTCAGTTGGACTAATTGAGCCCACACTAGCTGTTGAAGATAGTCCTGTCAAGCCAATACTCATGGCCGCAGGTGTAATAGAACCTACACTAACAGTCGCAGAAACTCCCGTAACATCAATTAATTCAATAGATGTAATTGTAAGATCTCCCACCGATGTTGTTGCTTCAACACCATCAGGAAAACAAATCCATGTAAAACCAAGTGACCCCACTGAAGCGGTAACTGCTTGGCCACCTAAACCTTGAACATGATCTGCACCATTATTAATGGATAAAGAACCTAAAGAAGCTGTTGAACTAACTCCGGTCGGAGTTTGAGTACTGGATCTAGTTTCAGTAACCGTACCTAAAGAAGCAGTTGCTGAAACTCCTGTTGGAAGTTCACTAATGGCATAATCAATAGTATATGATTCCCATGCTCCATGACCCCATGCATTATATCCCCAGCCCTCGGGGCCTATGCTCATGGTCATTCCTAAACCAGTTAAAGTTGCTCCTGGTGAATTTCCCCATCCTTGGTCACCCCAGGCTAAACGGCCCCAACCTTCTGTAATAAGATTAGTATCTCCCCAGTCTGCTCTACCCCAGGCATATCTTCCCCATCCGTCTGCATTACCTACATAACCAGAGTCGCCGAATAAAACGGAGCCGCCAGCGTTAAAAGAGCCTTCGCCCCACGCAGAGCCTTTGCCCCATGTTGATGGATTAACGGTTGCCGAAACACCCGAGACCGAAAATATCTGATCAGCCATAAGGATTTACCTCCTTATGCTATTCTCAGTATAGCGTCCGAAGCGTCAGCTGTTGGAAATTGAATTGTGAAAGTTCCGCTAGAAACTGTTTTATCTCCACCGAAAGCAATGGCACAGACAGAATCAGTTGTTGAGGATCCTGTTCCAGTTGTTGTGTTATAAATTAAACACCCATTGGCAGTAAAAGAAGCACTTGTCCACGATACATCTGAAAAATCACAATACGCTGTCGTTCCACTTGACGTTGGAGTAACACTTGTTAGCGATGCTCCTCCAGCCGTGTAAGCTGTTCCAGATGTGTTGGTAATTTCATTAGATGTAGAATAGGCAGTTGTGCTCGCTCCAAGAGTTGCAGAACTTGTAAACAATGCAATTTTGAATGTATCACCAGTAGAAGCTGTGAAATTGTGTTCGCCTTTCAAAAGCTCTACTTTGAATGATGTACAAACTGCTGATGTTATAGCCATAATTTACTCCTTGTTATTGAGGTGGAGACTCGATAGGTATACGAACTGTTCCATCCGTATAATCGTCTCTTCGTCTTCTACCTATTTGCATTGCTGCAAATTTCTCTATCTCCTGTTTATACTTGTTTTCGTAAAGTGTCAACATGTCTATTGGACCTTTTAAGAAGCCATAAGTTTCTGCCAAACAACAGTATAATAGGCCTTGAGGGAAGTTTAAACTAATATAATTAGTACCTTCTCCCTCTAATACCGACTGCACTATATTAAAATGAATCTGAAAAGCATATGTAGCATCTGGTGTTGGAGCTAACATAAACTTACCTGAAGTCGTATCACTTAATCCAGTAGCTCCCCCAAAATGGGCATAATATTTAGGAGTCCCTTTACTAGTATTTGCTGGGATATATTCATTTAAAAATGTCTGATCTCTTCTTAAGAGCCACGTGTTATCACCGGTAATTGTGCCATCGGTTGCTGTATAAACTTGAATCCCTCTAATAAATAAACATCCAGCAGGGCAGTTATATGTTTGTTGTCCCACAATTAAAGATGCACTTTGTTGTTTACGATCGGCATCAATTGGCACATCATACATAATTCTTTGCTGTGCATTTATAATAATATTTTCTAATATAGCATCCGTAAGAACCGTATCACTTACTTCAGTGTAATTCTTAATCATTGTTTTTAATGTTGATGCGGTTATTCCTGACATTATTTAATAACCTCCACACAAACTGGACAGCTTTTTCTGAATCTCTTATGACTATTACAATGTTCTGGTTTTGGTTGAGATTCTATAATCTCAACTTCTTTTTTACCAAACAATTTCTTAAATAAATTTTTTATATATTTTATCATTAGGGTCTCATATTCACTGGTCCACCAAAAGCAAAAAATCCACCACCGGTTTCTGCGCTTGATGCATTGTTTTTTAAACTAAACGTAAAACTGTTGCTTACTGTAACAGATCCTGGTGGAGAAGCAATCGTTTCAGTAGTTGTTTGTCTTGTAATTTTATAAGATCCATATACTTTAGCCCCTGAACTATGGGCTGCTGCCGTTGTTGATTCCGGAGTGGCTCCATTAATTGTTGCTGCGGTTCCTCTTGTTAATCCTGAAAGAGTATTGGATCCCGTAGTGTTTGTTGTATAATAAATAGTTTCACTCACATCATTTCCATCAGAATCAAAAAGTTGAATACAAATGTATCCTGGTGCCACAAATTGAGAAGAATCGGCTAATACTAAACTTGTTGCACTGGCACTTATCGCTCCGTTTAAAGTAGTGGTTAATTCAAAAGTTGCTTTAGCTACTCCACCTACTGCATTATCTAAATTTTGAAATCTAATATAATCATCCGTAGACCAAGGTTGATCCTTACATTTAACTGTAACTGAAGTGCTACTTGCAGTCGTCGTGATAGGATTATTATCTAAAACAACCGGAGTTGCGAAAGCTTTACGTGAAGGTTTTGCATGTTGTAATCCTTGAGGATCTCCAATAATCGGTTTAGGTTGTAATTGCGGTTGCTTGGGTTCATATTCAGAACTGTGCACCCACATACCCGTCCATTCTTTTACCATTTCTCTATAAGGAAATGCTAGACCGGATCGATCCGAAATCATTAAGGAATATTTACCTTTTGAATAAGAGGTCATTATGTAATTGCTGGATAATAAGCCTTCGGTGTAATATAAGTACTTGTTGCTGATCCATCCTCTGCTAAAGCTCTTGCTAATTCATCTTCATAATAAAGTTTCATTTCTTGTGAACGCTGTGGAGCAAATTTTTGACTTAAATAAAAAGCTAATCCTGCAGTCATACAAGGAACAAAACGATAAGGAACTTGAGATGCGTTAGTAAATACTCCTGCATCTTCAATTCTTTTTGTAAAGAAAATATGTAGTTTATTTGTTGATCCAGCTGCAGATGCATTCGCAGTAGGATAAATAGTTAATGTAATTTTATCAATGAATCTTTGAA